GCAACCTCCACGAGGAGGTTGCCGAACCTTGCGTCACTCGTGTGATTGCAAGTCCCTGTCCAAACTAGGAGTTGCTAGCTGATGTCCCAACCCAAATTCCGCTTCAACGTCTGGGAATACCCTAACGGGTCTGACCAGGCCGCGGTAAAGCAGAAGATTTGGGGAAGGCGTGGCGAAGCACTGCTGGTGTCCGAACCCCACCACCGTCTTGCAAACGGTTACTGGAGTGGGGGGGGGCCATTCTGCACCGTGCGGACTCTTGTCGAGCACGATGCATGGATGCCCGCGTACTCCGTCGTGCGATCAGGTGTCAACTTTGGGAACTACGCCATTGGTGGCGTTGATCCCTTTGCCAGCACCGTAAAGCCGACGAATCCCTTTGCAGGGGTGCGGTCAGGCGCCACCATCTTGAATGAGTGTGCGCTCAACTACGCAACGGGTTACTCCCGTGCCAAGCCTGGCAATCCTGTAGCCAGTCTTGGTCAGTTCCTTTATGAATTGAAGGAACTGCCTGCATTACCCCTTCACGGGTTCTTCAGTGCAGTAGGCGCCGCTAAAGGCGCTCAACCACTGGAGGCGCTAAAGCGCTACGTGGAGGGAGACAAGTTCAGGGCTTTGAAGTTACCTAAAGGCACGCCTCTCGGCGTTCCCGGAAGTAACCGATTCGGCTCTCAACTCGTCTCGAAAACCGCAAACCCAGCGATTGACTCGCTGGTCGCGTTGTCGGGATTTCGCGCCCTCGGGGGCGAATACCTCAACGCGGTTTTCGGATGGGAACCTTTCCTTCGTGACCTCCGCAGCCTTTACGGGCTATGGAAGGACATCGACAAACGGCTGGCTCAAATCATTCGTGAGAATGGTAGAGGCATCCGGAGGAAGGCGACGATCGCTAAAGATCGGACCCAGACTGTCAGTTCGTCGCATTTTGCGCTCCCCTTCATCCATGTTGGGGGGAACCCGGGCACGATTGCTCCGGGGACGACTGACTACAAGGTCACCACTACGACGACGACCCGGGCATGGTTTGTTGGAAGATTCCAATATTACATCCCGGACATCGGAACGTCGCAGTGGACAGCACGTGCCAGAGAGGCGTTGTTCGGCGCCAAGCCGACACCCTCGTTACTATGGAACGTGCTCCCGTGGTCTTGGCTAGTGGACTGGTTCTCCAACGTTGGAGACACAGTCAACAACCTGAACTCAGGTTGGGCCGAGAACCTGACCTGCAAGTATTCGTTCGTTATGAAACGGACCGATACTGAGGTCGTCGCTGAGGCCAAGGTTCAGATGAACGGTTCAAATACCGCTCTGAATCATTGGGCACCAGTGGACTTCCCCTTTCGGAGCCGCTCGGGATTAACCGAGAAGGCACGCGTTGGGGGCGGGAACCCTTTTGGACTGAATGTCCAGCTGCCTAGTCTCACGACTAAGCAATTGGCCATCCTCGGCTCGCTCGGAATTTCCCGAGCAGCCGTGAAGTAGCAACATCAGCTGCAGGAGTATTCTTTTGTTTGCAGATCCAGCCGTCGTGACCTACAATGCCGTTGCCAAGTCTCTCCCCCGCACTGGAACCGAGGCCGAGAAATCGACCTACGCGCTGAACGACAGTGGTGTTCTGTATCAAGCAGAACTCGGCCACTCTCAGAAGGCGCAGCGGAACCGTGTGTACGGGAAGTTGACGAGGACGGCGGCGGTCACTGACCCTCTGCTCCCGGCGCAAAACATTGCCGTCGGGGCCACGTGCACCATCTCGATCGATTTTGCCAAGCAGATGACGGCCGCGGATGCGGTCCTCCTGGCTTCGGCCTGGAGGACTTTCTTCACGGACGCGTTCCTGCTGAAGCTGGTCAATCAAGAGACCTGACAAACTCGCCAGCACCAAGCTGGGAGTCTCAGGGCCTAGTTCCGTTTCGCAACGGTGCTAGCGTGCAGAGCTGGACTGCGAGCCTTGGACGGACACCTCACATGTGAAGGAGGGACCGTGAAAAGCCTCGTAGAACTCCTGGTATCTCTCCTGCAAGAAGCAGGGGACAAGTGCAAGGCCCCCGTTGCTCGCGACGTAAAAACGCTGCGACAACGTGTCAAAGACGAGGGTGAATCGTTCATCACGATCACTCTTCCGGAGTTTAGCAAGCACTTCGAGAGAAGCCTTGCGGACACTCTGGTGGCTCCTCGAGCTTTTCCCGCTTTCAAACGCGGGGCGAGCCCGGGTTTCCCGGCATGGCTGTCGGGATTCCTGCGCCAGATCTTCGACAAATCAGGGAGATTGTTGAGTACCCCTTCCGTCGACTGCATTCGAGCCGTAAGGCAGATATGCCTATTTGGCAAGAAGCCGGCCCAGCAGTGCTCGCAAGAGCGCCAACGGGCCGCGGCGGACGCGTACCTTCAATGCGATGACGAAGTTCAGATGGAGCCCATTGGGCAGCTCTGGCGCTACTATCGTCTGGTAGCGGCGGTTGTTGTCGGTTCCCTGCGCCTTGATGATGGTCTTTGGCTTAGCCTTAGACCGAGGCACGGGAGGGGCGCCACTGGCGAGCGGCTTTCGCGAAACTCGCGTTGGCTGTTTCGAACTTGGCATCGACGCCTCGAACAGGCAGGCTTTACATGGGCAGACTTCGGTCGAGCCCAGGCAAGCCTTCCCTCCGACGAGGAGGGAGTTGATCAGGTTCGGTTCGTCGAATCCTGGAACGAGCGACCTGTGAGGGTCGTATTCGTACCTAAGACTGCCTCAACACCTCGGGTTATCGCTGTTGAGCCAGCGTGCATGCAGTATGCACAGCAGGCTCTGCGTAACCATCTGACTGAGCGCCTTGAAAAAGCGCCTCTTACGGCTGGCCGGATTAACTTCCGCGACCAGTCGAAGAATCAGATGTTGGCTAAAGAAGGGTCGAAGAGCGGCAACCTTGCCACTTTAGATCTCTCCGAGGCCTCCGATCGCGTTGGAGTAGCGTTAGTCAATGGGCTGTTCGAAGAGTCTCCTCAGTTCAAGGAGCTCCTCTCGGCGAGCCGCACTGGCAGCGCGCAACTTCCGCATGGCGTTGTGAAACGCCTCCGAAAGTTCGCGTCGATGGGATCCGCAGTCACCTTCCCTGTAGAATCTCTCGCATTTTTCATCCTGATCATCGCGAGTAGGATTCTGCGGGCGGGTGGTTTTCCCGACCAGCACACCGTTGGCGAATACGCCCGCGATGTGCACGTCTATGGGGATGATTTGATCGTCCCCAGTGGCGAGGCCGAAAGCGTTTGCGAGGATCTTGAGCACATGGGTCTCAAGGTCAACCGCCGAAAGAGTTTCTGGACTGGGAAGTTCAGGGAATCTTGCGGCGAGGACTGCTACGACGGGCATAGGATTACTCCTGTGTACCTGCGTGAGCAGGCTCCTGCAAACGAACGGGACGCGGCACGGTTGTTGTCATGGGTGGCTACCAGTAACCAACTTTTTTCATCTGGTTACACGGCCACTGCGATGCTCATGAGGAAGAGTGTCGAGCGCTGCCTCGGGCGATTGCCTGAAGTAGACCCTGACAGCTCCGCGCTCGGTTGGCACTACCTCGGAAGAGGCAATCCAGCCAGCCGGTGGAACAAGGCCTTACAAAGGAAGGAATTCCGATGCTGGGTGTCTGTTTCACCGAAGGAGGATGATCCCCTGGATGGGGACGCCGCCCTTGGTAAGTGTCTCTGGTTGATGGGCTCACGCCCACGTACCGCGAGTCCACTAACGTGGAATTGTGCGGTCGACCAGGATCACTTGCTGCGTTCCGTCACCCCCTACGGGGTGGCACTGAAACGTAGGTGGGTCTCAGCTGAGACCGTAAGGCCCGGACCCTGAAATATGGGACCGGTGGGTTGGGCTAAGTTGGGAGAGCAACAGGAGGAGAATACCTCCGGTTAATCGACTCGCAAGGGTCTTAAAATGCCCTAGGCGGAGTCGCCCGTTATTCGGGGCTCTACCAGCAACCGACTGAG